AATGTACTAAGATACAAACTGAAAGTAATGTGATCTATCTTACTGATGTGAGATATTGGAATAGAAATATAGGGCTGTATATACAGTTTGTAGCGGCATAATATATAGGGGTTATCTAAAAATAAATACCTCCTGTGATTAGGTTATTTAGACTAATTGCAGGAGGTTTTTTTATGATTAGAGTGGAAAAGCTTGAGAGGGGTACTTATTTTGATGATGCCTATAAGATCTCTTTTAGGTATGATCCTGTTACTGTAAATAAGGTGAAAGAGCTTGCTCAAAGGAGGTACTTGCCAGAGGATAAAGCATGGGAGATCCCTAATTATGAGTTACCTAACCTGATTGACAAGGTGGGGCTGGATAGTATTGATGCTGAGGATGCTATTATAGGAGCTCTAAAGGCTAAAGAGATTGAGGATCGCAGAAAGGCTACAGCGGAAAGGCTAAAGGGTATAAGGCCTCTTACAGATTTTGAGTTTACTACTGAGCCTCTCCCTCATCAAATAGAGGCTTTTAATTTTGGTTTGCAGAGAAACATGATGCTTATAGGAGATGAGCAAGGTTTAGGGAAAACTAAGGAAAGCATTGATATTACAGTAGCTAGAAAACATGAGTTAGTAAAAACCTTGATAGTTTGTGGGGTAAACTCTGTTAAATATAACTGGGAAAGTGAGATAAAAAGGCACTCCAGAGAAAGCTCTGTAATGATTGACGGTAAAACAATGGATCTCAGAGCGGAGCAGATTTATGAGTGGTATAAGAGCTCTAGTTACTTTGGTATTATCAATATTGAGAGCCTTAGGAAAGAACAGCTACAGGATGCTCTTTTTGATGGTATCAGAGATGGATATATTGGGGCTGTAATTGTGGATGAGATCCATAAGGCTAAGAATGGATCTAGCCAGCAAGGTAAAGCTCTTAGAACATTGAAAGCTCCTATAAGGATTGGGCTCTCTGGTACTCCTATGAATAAAGCGGAGGATCTTTGGAATATTCTCACATGGCTAGGTGTGGAAAATCGCTCTTTTTATCGTTTCAGATCTACTTATTGTGTTATGGGAGGATATGGGGGGTATAAAGTAGTAGGGCATAAAAACCTTGAGAGCCTAAATGCAGAGCTTAATACAGTAATGCTTAGGCGGAGGAAAGATGAGGTATTAGATTTGCCGCCTAAGATCCATAGTACAGAGTATGTAGAGCTTACCAAAAAACAGCAATTACTCTACAGAGATATTAAGAATGGTATCATAGCGGATCTTGAGAATATTCTTACCAGTGTAAATCCTCTCAGTTGTACTCTGAGGCTTAGACAGCTTACAGGAGGACTTTTTACTGAGGAAAATCCTAAACTGGAGCGGCTTATGGATATGCTGGAGGAGGAAATTATCCCTAACGGCTATAAAGCTATAGTGTATTCTCAATGGGAAAAAATAACGGATGTTTTTTATGATGCTTTGAAATGCTATAATCCTATCTATATTACTGGGAGGGTAGCTCCTGAGGATAGACAAAAAGCGGTAGATCGTTTTCAGAATGATCCTGAGTGCAAGGTTGCTATTGGTACTATTGGAGCTATGGGTACAGGGCTTACTCTTAATAAAGCCTCTTATGTATTTTTCATTGATAAGATGTGGAATAGTGGGGATAATGCTCAGGCTGAGGATAGAGCTCATAGAATAGGTACAGCGGGTACTGTAAATGTTATCTCTCTTATAGCTAAAGGTACTGTAGATGAGGGTATTGAGGAGTATTTAATTGATAATCAAGAGCTCTTTGATCGTATAGTTGACGGTAAAGGCACAAAGAGAGATATAAGGCAAGTACTTAATAATCTCTTGAAAATATAGGGGGTATATAGTATAATGCTTGATAGGAGGGCTGAGATATGAGAGTTATTACAGTGGATGAAAGCACTGGTAAAAGAGTTTACTCCAGAAAAGAGGTAGCTACTCTATGTGGGGTATCTACTCAAACTATTAGGATTTGGGAAGATCAGAAAGTGATCCCTAACAGTATTAGAGATGAGAATGATTATAGATACTGGGATGAGGAGGCACTTATTAAGATAAAAGAGTATGCTAGCTTGCCTAGAAAAGAGAGGCGCATAAAGTAATTTTAATTGGGAGGAGCTTAATGCTCCTCTCTTTTTTTTTTGCCTTATTTTGAGGAATACAAGAGCCTATCTAAAAAATCCTCCAGTTAGTGATTATGATTGTTTAGCTCTAAGGTGCTGTAGAAATCACATTTTTAGGAGGTAAGAGTATGATAAAAATTAGTTTTGCTAATGCACAAGTTAGAGATGGGGGTTATGGACTTCATGTAAACGGTGAGAGGCTGGAGGATATTATCTCTATGGCTTTGGGTACAAAGGCTAAGGATATTAACTATGGAGATCCCCGCTATGAAAAGTTGAAAAGTTTTGAGGCTAACTCTTGTGATGTAACTGTTGTAATTTCTCCTCATTCTCAGGAGGTAATGATTGAGGATGATAATAATAGGTATTGTAGCCTTGAGGAGTTGGAGGAGAGTATCAATGAGCGGATTACAGAGGAAACTACAGAGGCAGAAAGCTAAAGCTGATGGCACTTTAGTTTATAAAAAGAAAATCGCTAAAAAGCTTGGTATTTCTTTAGCTGAGTTAGATCGTAGGATGAAACAGCGGGATAAAAATCTTAAAGAATTAGATGGAGGTATTGAGGATGGCAAAAGATAATTTTACTGCTAGAGTTGCCAGTATGGAGATTGAGCTGGGTATGAGTGTACAGAATAAGAGCGGTATTTGGTGTAAACCTACTGTAAGGATGGTTATCTCTATTGATGGTGGTACTAATGCGGATCAGAGAGAGGCTATTGTAAAACAGGCTTTTGATGAGGTATGCGAAAATATAGAAAAGGTAATCTCTGAAATGGAGTAATACTCACAGGGGGGGTACGCTTTTTGCATACCTCTCTCCTTTTTGGGAGGTGATATTGTGGGTAATCATGTAAAAGACAATAATTATTTTGTCGTACATGGATGGATGAGAAATCTACTAGGGCTGAGGGGTAATGCTCTGGATTTATATGCTATTATCTATGGCTTTTCTCAAACAGATCATCAAGAGTTTACAGCAAGTATAAGCTATCTCTGTGATTGGCTAGGGGTTAGCCGTCCTACTATTATCAATAATCTAAAAGATCTTGTAGATAGAGGGCTATTAACTAAAGAAAGTGAGGAGGTCAACGGAGTTACATATTGCCGTTACAGAGCTGTGTTACCAGAGGATTTAGGTGGTAAAAAAACTTTACTACCTCAGTCAAAAAACTTAACTGGGGGTAGTAAAGAAACTTTACCTAATAAAGAAGAACATAAAGAACAGGATAAAGAAAAACCTTTTCTTTCAGAAAAGGGCGGAGCCTCAAAAAAGAGCTCTAGTTATGATATAGTATTTAGTGCTCCAGAGAATGAGAGCGTTAAAGAGGCTTTAGTGAAATGGGTAAAAGCTTGTAAAGGCAGAGGGGTAGGTTTTCAGTACAAAACTCTTGAAAGATGGGCTGGTATCTTAAGAGATAATGCTGGGGAGGATACTCAAGTAGCTATTGCTATAGTAGATCAGAGTATAGAGGCTGGATGGAAAGATCTTTATCCTCTTAAAAAGAGGCAGAGCAATAAACCTAGAGCGGTATATGAGCCTTTTGATCCTGAGAAACACAAATTAGCTACAGATGCAGAGGGAAAGCCTATAGTGTACTGATTTAGAGGAGAGCAAAAAGCTCTCCTCTAATTTTTCTTTTATGGTGTGATTAGGTTTGATAAAGATTGTAAGGAGGTAGCGGCGGCTGTGAGATGTTATGCAGAAAGCTATTGTAAAAAAGATAAATCTGAGTGTAGTGAGCTTTGCGGAGGGTATCGTGTACTTAGGGCTCTCTATAGGCTTAGTAAGATCCCTGTTTTATATCAGTATAATATCCCTCTTTCACCTGAGGATGAGGATATAACTGCTTTTGAGGAGCTGGATGCTTTTAAGGAAAACATTGTAGAAAATGTGGAGGCGGGAAAAAACCTTTATATCTGGGGTAAGCATACTGGATGCGGTAAAACCTCATGGGCTTGTAAGATCATGAGTTTCTATTTTAGGAGAATTGCCTTTACTAGTGGGCTTGAAAATGAGGGGTTGTATATCTATCTCCCTACTTTCCTTGAGGATCTTAGAAACTCTTATAGTGGTACTCAGGATGAGGATTTTGCTGAGGTACTGGAGATGGTGAAAAAATGCAAGCTCTTGATTATTGATGATATTGGGGCTGAAAAGGTAACAGAGTGGGTAAGAGAGCGGCTTGTTAGCGTTATTAACACAAGAGTAAGCGGAGGGCTAAGTACTATTTATACAAGTAATCTCTCTCCTGAGGAGCTTGTGGAACAGTTTGAGGAGCGTATAGGCAGTAGAGTAATTGGATGCTCTCAGATCGTTAAGATCTCTGGTAGTGATCGGAGGGGTAAATAATGGCTGGAATGATAGAGCAAAGTATTATAAGTAAGGTGTTGGAAAGTGGTAGTTTAGATGCTCTCCATGCTAACAATGTTACCTCTGAGATGTTTCTTACCTGTAAGGATGAGGTAGATTTTATTATTAAGCACTTTGAAAAATATAAGCTGATACCAGATAAGATCACATTTCTTTCAGAGTTTTCAGATTTTCAAATGCTGGAAGTATCTGAGAGTATGGATTATTTAGTGTATAAGCTTAAAGAGGCATATACCTATACTAAGCTAGTGCCTATTATTCAAGATGCCGCTGATAAGGTAAGAGAGGATAGTATTGAGGCTATTGATTTTTTGAAAGAGGCTCTAGGAGAGCTGGAGCGGGATATACCTGTTAGCGGTAATAAAGATGGTTATGATATTGTGGCTCAGGCTAAGGATAGATGGACTGAGTATAAAAAGCGGTGTGAGGTAAAAGGGCTTATTGGTATCCCTACTGGTATTCCTAAACTTGATGAGCTTACTAATGGGTGGCTCTGGGGTGAGGAGCTTGTAGTAATAACAGGGCGAACAAATGTAGGTAAAAGCTGGATGGCGGAGTATTTTGCTACAGTAGCTTTTAATCTGGGATATAAGATCCTTTTCTATTCTGGAGAGATGAGTAAGGAGATTATAGGGTTTAGGTTTGATACCCTTAATAAGCACTTTAGTAACAGTGGGCTTTTAAATGGTGCTGGTACTCTGGGTAAAAAGCCTGATACAGATGGTGGTAGTTATCTTGCTGAGGATTATGAAAACTATATTAATCAGCTCTCACAAAAAAGCGGCTTTGTAGTGGTTACTCCTGATGATTTTAGAGGCAGAAAGCCTAATGTGCAGGAGATTAAAGAGCTTGCTGTAAAACATGGAGCGGATATGATAGTAGTGGATCAACTCTCTCTCATGGCGGATAAACGGAAAGCAGATATACCTAGATTGGCTTATGGTAATATCTCAGAGGATCTCTTTTTGATGAGTAAAGAGCTCAAAAAGCCTGTAATCCTCTTAGCTCAGGCTAATAGAGAGGCGGTTAAAAACCGTAAAAAGGGAGAGAGCCCTGAGTTACATGATCTAGCTGAGAGTGATCTTGTGGGGCAAAACTCCAGTAGAGTATTATCCCTTAGTGTTATTGATGGTACTCTTAAGATAGCTCTTAAGAAAAATAGGTATGGTGTGAATAATAGAGAGGTGCTTATGGTTTGGGATATTAACACTGGGTATCTTGAGCCTTTGGTTAAGGAAAATCCTGAGGAGAAAACAGAGGGTAAAAAAGCTGAGAGTAAGGAGAAAAAGGATTATGGGTTTTAAGAGAGTGAAAAACTAAAAAAAGTTTTAGCAAGTATCTAAAAAATGCCTCTTTTCCTGATTAGATTTGATTATCACAGGAAAGGAGGCTTTTTTATGCAAACGCTAAGCAGTAAAGCGGTAGCTGAGATGCTGGGTAAGCGGCATGATAATTTTATGAGAAATCTTAGGAGCTATGCCGCTACTCTTGGTGATAGTGCTCCTGAGTATCTTATTGAGAGTACTTATACAGATGGCAGAAATAAGGTAAGAGCTAGTTATGAGATTACTCTTAAGGGCTGTGAGCTGATTGCTGGGAGAATTATTGGAGCTAAGAGTGATGAGTTTAGATCTCAGTATAAAGAGGCTTTTGGAGTAACTACAGAAAAGGCTACATTATCTGAGGTGTGTGGATACTCTACTGATGAGGCGGCTCAAAAGCTGGGTGTAAGTGAAAGAACGGTAAGGAGATTGATCCAGCGTGGGGAGCTTGTCAGTACTCAGATTGAGGTAATGATCCCTACTGTTAAAAAAGTGATTTTGCCTGAGGATCTTGAGAGATATATGCAGGGGAGGGATCAGGGGTGAATTTCTTTGAGACTAAGTGGAGGCTCTCAGCTTGTAGAGTACAAGCTGGATATACACAGAAAGAGGCGGCTAAAGAGATTGGGGTATCTGAGCAAACTGTTATTAGATGGGAACAGGGTGCGTCATCCCCTAATATGGAAAATGCTCAGAAACTTAGCGAGTTGTACCAGATCCCTCTAGCCTATATGGATTGGAGTATGGAGGGAAATGCTACACCTCTTAGAGAGCGTGGCTTGGAGTTTAGAGGGCTAGAGGAATGATAAAGAAAGAGAGGAGCTTTACAGCTCCCCTCTCCCCGCTTTAGCAAAAGGCTTAGCTACTCTTTTTTGTAGAGCTGGAGTAGCCGTAAAGCTACACCTCTTACTAAAAGCCTATCCTCATTGGATAACTGGTTGTAAATCTCTATTAGCTCCTCAAGTAAGGGATCAGGCTTAGGCTCAGATAAGGCAGTAAAGTTGTAAAACTGGGAGATTGGTACACCTAGATAATCTGCTATGTGCTGTAGGTTATTCATATCTGGGAGGTGTTTACCGTTACTCCATGATGAGAATGTAGTAGCGGGTACTCCTAGTGCGTCTGCTATTTCTTTCTTAGTCTTTCCTGATACCGATATGTAGTAGCTGAGAGCCTTTACAAAGTTATCCGTTAGAGGAGATTTAGTACTCATCCTATCACCTCCTCCCTACTAGGACTGATGTTATTATACAGCAAAACAGTAGAAAAGTAAAGTAAAACTAAAAAAATCTACTGAAAAACTGTAATGATACTATTGACAGGGGGTATATAGGAGTGATATACTGTTTTGCAGTAGACAAGGGGTTATAATGGGAGCACTTACTCTTTTTTTTACCTATTAACTACTGGAATACAGTAGTTTAGGATAATTTAATCAATTACAGGAGGTACAGGAAAATGGATCTTAAGGAATTGTATCAAGCCTATAAGGTCAAAAAGCTTGCTTTTGATGCGGCTAAGAAAGAGGAGGAGAAGTACAAAAAGCTCCTCAAAGATGCTATGGAGGCGGCTGGGGAAAAAGCCTTTACAGATGATGAGGGTTATCTGTTTGAGCGTATTCCCTCAGAGCGTAAGAGCATTGATGAGGAAAAGCTTTTGACTGAGCTCCATGAGAGAAAGCTGGATGATTGTATCAGCTTTAAGGAGGTAGTGGATGAGGATGCGACTATGGAGGCTGTAGAGGCTGGTAGGTTGCCTCAGGAGGTGCTCAGTTTTTGCCTTAAGATTACCCCCATTGTAACTCTCAAGCTCACAGCTCCTAAGCGGGGCTCTAAAAAGTGATTACGGTTTGGAGTACCCCTCTAATAGCAACAGTGGAGCAAGTGGTACAGGATCTTAAGCTTGAGCGGTTTGATGAGGGTTTGCTGAGAGAGATCAATAACACAGGCTCAGATCTTATGTGTACTTGCCCTTTTCACAAAGGCGGCAAAGAAAATAAGCCCTCTTGTGGGGTGCTCCTCAGAGAAAAGGTTGTTAGTGATCGCAAGTATGAGGCGGGCACTGTACATTGCTACACTTGCGGCTACACGGCGGATCTACCTCAGTTTGTGGCTGATTTTTTAGGGCTTAGATCTCCAGTGCAGGGCTTTAAGTGGCTGGTAGCAAGGTATAACTACAGCTCCTCAGGGAGAGAGCCCTTAGAGCTAAACCTGTACAGGGGACAAGCTCAGGAAGCCTCTTACATGGATGAGGTTGAGGTAGAGAGGTACTATCAGGAGCTCTTAAAGAGCAAGGCGGCTTGTGATTATTTGCACAAAAGAGGCTTGTCTGGGTGGCTGATTGATGCCTTTAAGCTGGGGTTTGATCCAGATGGTAGGGTTGTTCTTTTCCCTGTTAGGGATATGAGCGGGAGAGTGGCTTTTTACAAGGGGCGTAGCCTCATAGGAAAGCGATTTTACAACGCTAAGGACATTGATAAAAACTCTCAGATTTTCGGCTTGTATGAGCTTTGTAGTGGGAGGTTTTCTCAGGGGTTAGCTACTCCAGAGAGTGAGATCTGGATTACAGAGAGTGAGATTGATGCTTTGAGTTTGATAGATCGTGGGCGGTATGCGGTGGCTATCATGGGCTCTCATATCTCAGAGGCTCAGTGTAGAGAGTTGGAGAGTACCCCTTTTAGGCGGTATGTGCTAGCTCTTGATAACGATGATGCAGGGAGAAAAGGAGCGGCTCAGATTAAGCGGTTACTGATACCAAAAGGCTTTAGGTTTACTAATCTCCGCTGGGATACGGATCTCAAAGATATTAACGATTTAGTTACTCATTATGGCGATAGGTGGCAGGACTACCTAACAGGATATTAAAGGAGGATAAAGGATGTACACAGGAAAGAAAACAAATGAGGAATTGGTAGTAGCTTACAGGGATACAAAGGATGAGAGGTATTTAGAGTGTAACTGGTAAACTAAAATGGACCAATAATGGCAAAGAAAAATCCCCCAC